GGTTTTGAATAACCGAAATTAAATCCTTGAAATTGATACTCCATTGCAATTATGATTATCACTCAACTCAAAGCAACGAGGTTTACACAATGACACTATCTAAAAGATCATCGCTCAGTCTGGAGGACATAAAGCATGTAGCGTGGGCATCGAACGCAACGAACGCCTTTGAGGCCACCGTCTACCTAAATGGCGAGAAGGCCATGATAGCGACCAACGATGGCAGAGGTGGCGCTAACCATTACTACTGCATGCGGGGCCAGAGTCGGCCATCATTCAAGCGCATGTACGATGCATGCGAAGAAAACGCCTATGAATTCGTAACCAGCAGGAGGAGCGTCTTCTTCCCTAAGTATACGGACGAAGAGTTTAAAAATGAAATCAATGCATATGAAAACAACACGCGATCAAAGTCAGGACTCTTAGATTTGTTGATCGAATACTTAGTGAACGAACATATGTGCTTGAAAGAAATGAAGCGCCAACTAAAAGCGAAGGTGGTGTACTTTGATAAATCTGATAAGTCAATCTGGGGAATCAAGGTGAAGCCCACTGAAGAGAACCTCAGTTACTACAAGCGAGTGCATGAAAAAGAAAGCGAAGAAAAAGAGTGGATCTGGATGAATGATCTACCAGAAGACAAGGCCTTTTACTATTGGAGGAAAGCTGACAAGGCTAACAAGGATAAAAAAAATGCGTAAGTTTGAAGTAACCGTCAGCAAGACCACCCGTGAGCGTTACAGCATTCTCGCCCACAATGAACAAGAGGCTCAAGAGATTGCGATATTCGGAGACCTTGAACCTTGCTTCATCGAATACCCAGTCCCAATCGTGGATACGGAGGAATCCGATGAAAGTCCTTGACCTATTCTCAGGCATTGGCGGGTTCTCATTGGGCCTTGAGTGGGCAGGAATGTCCACCATTGCCATGTGTGAGAAAGACCCTCACTGCAGAAAGATACTCGCCAAGCATTGGCCCGACTTACCTATTCACGAAGACATAAGGAACTTAGATGGACAAAAATTTGCAGGAACAATTGACGTTGTTTGCGGGGGATTCCCTTGCCAACCATTCTCAGTCGCAGGGACCAGAAGAGGCAAGGACGATGACCGTCACCTCTGGCCTGAAATGCTTAGAGTCATCCAAGAGGTCAAGCCACGATGGGTTATTGGAGAGAATGTTTTTGGCTTCCTCAACATGGCACTCGACGACGTGCAATCTGACTTGGAAAGAGAACACTACGAAGTCAGGAAATTCGTACTTCCGGCTGTTGCCGTCGATGCCAAGCACCGAAGAGACAGAGTCTTCGTTATCGCCTACCGCGATCCCTCTTTGGCCGACACCCACAGTGAAGGGCAACTACAACAAGCAAGGACTGAGCAAGAAGTCGGGAGATGGTCTGGCAACAGCGGTCAAAAAGATGTGGCCAACTCCCACCACCAGAGACCACAAGGGGGGTTATGTTGGCGGCAGGATCAGAAACGGCAAGGTCAGTTGGGACACGCTGGATGTGGCAGTACAGCACACAGACAACCAATCGAAGACGGCTGGTGCCCTGAACCCAACGTGGGTCGAGTGGCTCATGGGGTTCCCAACAGGGTGGACCGACTCAAAGGACTAGGTAACGCAGTGGTTCCTCAATTGATACAAGCGATTGGGGAAATAATCATCAAAGCAGATAGGGAGATATACAATGTTGAATCTTAGAATTCGTTTTGTTGATGGCAGGGAGGACTTAATCACTCCTTGCCCCATCAACTACGGCAACTACTGGTGCATGTTCAAGCACCTGTCAAAGTTGTTACGCGACAACTGCATCCACGAGGATGAGATCATAGACGCCAGCGTCACACCATCAACCTCGCCCTTTGAGGCAGGGATGGTCCGCCTAAAGACTGATTCTCACAATGGATAATCCCAAGAAACGGGGAGGTCTACGATCGAACTCCCACACCTTGCACACACTCAAACAGGAGAGAAAATTTGCATGTGCTTGGTGTGGGAAGACCTACACTAACATACAAGCCCAATCGAGATTCTGTAGTCATGAGCACAAGCTCAAAGAGTACAGGGCACGCAAGGCGCTTGCCTCCAGGGAACGGATCACAGAATTAGCCCGCAAGGGTAAGCATTTCAGGCCGCATTTCCTCTACACCAAGCTCTCTTCATCAAGATCGAGATCACCCTCGAGGTCTTCCTCATCATGAAGGTCTTCACCTTGACCCTCATCCTCATCCTCTTCCTCTTGGAGGTGCTGATGTTCTTCAACATCTTCAAGAGCCGCATCCTCCTCATGCTCGGGCGCAAGCACACGATCCTGCAATTCGGGCGCAAGTTGGTTCGTTTCAATAAGCTTCCGTAGCCGAGCCTCTACCTCCGATCGATCCATCTGATCAATGAACCCATGCTTGATCTCCTTCTTCTCAATCAGCAGCCCACCCAGCTTCGCTCTGCCCAACTCTGCCTGAACAGCAGCACTGTACTTTCCCTCCTCCACAGCGGCATCCCTAATCATCTGAAGATCTCTGGCGGTCTTCTCAAACGAGATCTCGTACTTCTTCTGATACCCCTCCTGCAACTCCTTGATCGTTTCCTGCACATGCAGGAACTTTGTCTGGTTCAGCAGCACCGATGCTACTTGTGAGGGATGTGAATACCCTGCACGATGGGCGCACTCTGTATTCGTTAAATCATTGTGCACATACAACTGCACAAACTTCTGCTGCTTCTTGGTCAGTCTCCTTCTTCGATACTTGTTGGGCGCATATCGATTGGGCCGGAATAACATATCATCCCCGAGCTCGACCTCAATCGGTTCCCCGTACTCACCCGCATCACTCAAGTCACCTGACTCGATCAACTCACCCGCCTCACTTGCCTCACTCATACGTCTCACCTGGGATTCGTTTTCACCCTTTTCAGGGTGCCATTTAAAAAAATTTTTTCTTTTTTTCCAACCCCTCTAAGAGGGGAGAGGGAGGTCCCCCGTTGGGGAGAACTATGAAGAGTTCTCTCCCCCTCTTTAGAGGTGCACCTATGCACCTTTGCACCTACCTTATAAATCAAAGACTTACAGAGCGTAGGTGCAAGGTGCACGGTACTGCACGTTGCACCTATGCACCTACGTGCACCTACTTTATAAATCAATGACTTACCTCATTTCCAAGGGGGGTAGGTGCAAAACCGAAAACCCCCCTTGCACCTACGTTTTTCACCAAAAGTAGGTCGATACCGCTCCTAGATTTTACATTAACTTTCATCGCTAAGTGTTCCCAGCCTCAATCTCATCCAAGACCTTTTGTCGGTACTGAAGTAAGGCTTTACCTCTTAGCATATTGTTCTGTGATGTCCCCTCCTTTTTCTTTCTCCATACGCTCCCGTCTCTCTTTTTTGTGCTTGGCTCAAGGGCAACAGAGGGTTTATCCCCAAGCAAATCTTCGGTGATCTGTTTGTACCAGACGTTGATGTCTCTCATTCTAGTCACTCCCCCAGGTTTTATGTCGATACAACTAAAGCCCATCAACTCCCAGAATTTGTTCGCAGAGATATCTGATCCACATCTCAAAGAAATGCTGCCGATATCATTTATCTTGCCCAAGTCTTCAAGAAATTTAACCAGTCCAGCACCATACCAATTGCCCCTTAGATCGTACTCAATGCATGCCTGATGTATCCTCAGGGCTTCCCCGAAGGCCATCTTGCCGTGATACAGATAGCCAGCGTGCTGTCGATTAACCAATGCTAGGAGGATTCTTTGCTTATCGACTTCTCTTTCAAACACCACATGAGGGTAGAAAGACAGATCATTTGAGTTTTTTTTCTGCAGATGATCGATGTACGTCAGATCGTTTCTCCCTGCATATTTTATTTCTAGGTCCAACACTCGCTTCACATCCCCTATCCAACTCTGATACACTGTCTTCACCCTGTTGCTTTGGGTGCCTCACCTGCCGAATCCCCAGCTATCGGCCACTTCCTGTAGCTACTAACCATCGGCGGTGAGGCTTTTTACTTTATCCCCCCCTGCCTTTTCATTCAGCCTCCCACGGTCTCTGCATTTCGTTTGATGCTAGATAGTGCCACACCGCTTTGCCCGGTTCTGCATGTGTCTTGACCACATTACCCATGTATTTCTGAACGTAACTCACTGCCTTCATGGCAGCACGCTCACCGCTGTTCATTTTGGCGTTGCCCAGGGCCTCTCGCGCCAACATCTCAAGTTCCTTCCGCTTGTAGAAGGTCGTACTGCTCATGGCTGATGCCACCACTTGGGCAATCTTCACCTCATCTTCCTCAGACACCTCATGCTTTCTCTTAGGCGTCCACATGCTGCGCTTCCATATGCCCTCGTCGAAATCGAAGAACGCCATGTGCTCCTCAGGCTCTTGAGCATTACGAGCCTCATAAAACAGATTGATCTCGGGCTTCTCGCCACTGAGCTTGATGCCACTGTCAAACCACCCCGCGAACACGGAGCCTCCTCGAGCAGAGAGGAATGATTTGTCGTCGGCCCGCTCCTTGCCGGTGTGGTGGGCGAGGATCACAGATACGTTGTTCATCTCCATGAGCATATCTATGCGGTCCATCAGCCTACGGATATCACTGTTGTTGTTCTCCTCGCCATCAAAGAAGTTGATGATGGGGTCAATCATAACGATGTCTGGTTTATGGAAGGCGATCTCATCAGAGAACGCTTGGATATCTGCATCACGCATCAGGTTCTTACGCAGCCGCCCACTGATAATCAGGTTGTCATAGCCAATCCTCTGCACCTCTGGGTCAGCTGCAAAGCGCCGGTAGTACACCTCAATACGCCGCTTCAGGAACTCTGCAATGATCTCTGCCTGAAACCACATGACCTTGAGAGGGCGACTGAACGGC